GCTATCATGACCAAGCATGTCTATGGTTAAAGTGTAATGGTGTCGATTGAACAGTAAAACGTTTAAAAGACTTATACCTTTATGCACAAAATGTGGCCTTAGGGAAAGCTATTAATACACTTTCACCTTTGACCTTTGTTTCGGCAGATCGACAGGGTACTCCTAAAATATTAAAACCATTTCTGGATATCTTAAGATCACCTGAACAATCAAGTAAAGTCTACGGGCTTACTATTCTAAAACTTCATACCTTAATCAAACCGAGCAAACCCAATCTAGAAGCGAACTTCATAACAAAAGAGTTCGACGGTTGGCCTTGACGTCTTAAAGAATTTAGACGATTTGTTAAACAAACCATTCCAAAGTCTTTTAGACTACAAGAACCAGAAGATGAAGATATATATTGAAGAGAGACAACCAAAGGAGGACCAAATGGTCCTGCACTTTTAACATGTCATCTTGATATTTTAGCACTATTAGATCATCCACTTATCCTTAAAGATTTGTTTAAATATAATGAACTTATCAACCCCGAATTATTTGAGGTTATCAAAGACTTTATAAAACACACCCTAACAAATATTGTAGTAACTTGTAAACCTAACTTTTATAAAGTAGGAAAGTTTTCCAATATACTGGAAGGGGGTAACAAAACCCGAATAATAGCCATTTCTGACTTTTTTACTCAGGAATCATTTAAACATCTCGAAAGGAAAATGATGAAATATCTCCGAAGTATGACGAACGATGGAACTTTTAACCAGGATCTCCTATCTGATAGGATGCTAAGGGAAACAAGTAGTGGAGTAAAATCTATTTACTGTTTCGATCTTAGTAAGGCAACTGACCGATTCCCTATATTTCTACAGAGTGAAATCGTTCGATCATTTACCACACCGGAAATATCATTAGTGTGAGAGAAGTTAATTGTTGGACGATCGTTTTATAGTAAAAGTTTAGACAGTAACCTCAAATATGGAACAGGATCACCACAAGGAGTTTTATCATCTTGGTCTTCATTTTCCATAGCACATCACTTATTGATAAAATTTATCGCAAAGTGTTATGGTTTTGGGAATGATTTTCAAGATTATATAGTCCTAGGTGATGATGTTGCCATATTTGAAACTACTGTTGCTAAAAACTATAAGAGGATAATTGAAAACAATTATCGAGTAGATATATCTACATCAAAGTCACAAATATGAACACGAGAAGATAGTCATCCCCCTTGTGGGGAAATAGCCAAGAGATTATTCTCTGGGCGACGGGAGATAACTCCTATACCATGAAAACTAATGATCACTTGGATCAATAGTCCTGTTATGGAATCTTTCAATTTTAAGATTCACATTGACAGATATAGCTTTAATGCGGTAGACAATTGGTCGACCCTTTTAAATATGTTGTTCCCTCGGAGAACAGACATAAAGAAAAAGTTACTAATAGTTCTGGAAGTCCCATGCCCTCTTATAGGGAAAGGCAAGACCAGCTACCCTCTACTCTCGGAATACTGCGATAAAAATAGCAGTACCTCTGAGATGCAAACCGGTATTTGATCTCGTGTATCAATAAAATATTACACGTGACATTTAAAAAATCTTCTTTTAAGAAAACTTCACAGAAACTTATCAGCAATCAGTATGATTGAAAATAACCTACTAAATTTCTTTAGAGAACTAGGAAATTTACAAAAACACTTCGAAGCAATCCCAAAATCACTTCTTGGATTAGTCTCATATGATTCACACCGTCACCAGAGTATTCGACAAGGCGAGGTTCATCCTCTACTACACGTAATACAAAACAGACTGTGAAAGCTCTGAGATACAGAAGATATAATAGAGTCGGTAATTGATCCCGAAGATGAAGCAAGAATAGATGCCTCTGATGAGGAAGGTGGAAATCTTATAAAACAAATAGAAACCGCCGATTTCTCACTTGATAAGACCTATATAGGTCGTCGAAGGAGAACTCGAAAGTTAATAGCTCTCACTATCATTGAGATATATAACAGTTTACCCTTGAATATCCAATTCCAATTGGAATAGATACCAAGGTATGTTAACATTCAATTAGTTAACAGATTACTAATGCAATTTTGCAAAAGATAAAAAGCTGGAGGGGTCATATCCAGTAGAGCTTTGTTCCCAAACCGCCTTAAAGGGCG